GGAAATCATGAAGTGTGTGCTATCTATTATGCTACTAATGATTTGACCCCTACTCTATTCTTAAATCCTAATCATCATACTTTTCATAATCATTATGATGCTTGTGATATAACTTCAGTCACACGAAGAGCATACGAAGCACATGCACAGACAGGTACACTTATAATCTTTCCTGGTTACATGTTACACACTGTACCCTATATAAGAAAGAAAATGACAGAGTTTGATTTAGAAAAAGATAGAATGACTATTGCCATGAATTTCGGTAAATATGAAGAACCACTATTGACAAAAGCACAAGTATAGAGTATAGTGACATCATGACTTATAAAAACTACAGACATACAAGAAAAGAAAAACCTGCTAGAGATGGTGGGTTGACGGTTACTGTTAGAGACGGTAACTTAGAGAAAGCAATGCGTATCTTCAAGAAGAAGGTACAAAAAGCAGGTGTTCTCAAAGAACTCAAGATGCGTAAGCATTATGAAAAACCATCTGAGAAAAAACAGCGTATGAAAAAAGAAGCAGTCAAACGCTGGAGAAAACTGCAAAAAAAGTTAGAGGATAGATGGTAAAAGTTTTACTAGGGATATCTATCTCTTTACTTGTTATATTAAATGTGATAGCATTACAAATATGGTTCGATGTGAAAGATATATATGATTACTTAGATGCTATCTATCTTGAACTTTCAATATGTGAGGATTTGACTGATGAATATATTCTACCTGGATAATGACCCTAAAACGTGTGCAGAATGGCATGTAGACAAGCATGTATCTAAAATGCTTGTTGAGTATGCTCAACTAATGTCAACCGCTCACAGGGTCTTAGACGGCGATGAGTACATAGGTAAATCGCAGACTGGTCGTAGAGTAAAACGCTGGAGACTATCAGACAACTATGAGAACATCATATACAAAGCATGTCATGTCAACCATCCTTCGGCAGTGTGGGTTCGTGATAGTGTGTCTCACTATAAGTGGTTGTACTCACTCTGGACTGAACTTCATAAAGAGTTCGTACATCGCTACGGGCACACCCACAAAAGTTACGATTTACTCAATGAGATTTTAGCAACACCACCAATGAACATTGAAGATAAATCTTTTGTCGAACCACCTCAAGCAATGAAACAGTTTCCACAATGCATGGTAGAAGGCGATAGCATCAAAGCATATCATAACTTTTATCGTGTGGCAAAAAAGACCTTTGCAGTGTGGAGTAAACGCAACGTACCAGACTGGTACAATCTAAATAGTGATGTAGATTATGCCAACATATAATTTTATTAATCAAGCAACAGGTGACATCGAAGAACACTTCATGTCAATGTCGGAGTTAGATGATTTTAAGAAGACGAATCCGCACCTCGACCAATTGGTATCAGCGCCTGCCATTGTGGGCGGTGTGTCTATCAGAGATAAACAGTCTGATGGATTCAAAGAAGTCATGTCTAAAATCGCTGAGAAAAATCCTGGATCGAACCTCGATAGTTACCGCAAGAAATCTATCAATGAAGTCAAGACAAAAGAAATTCTAAACAAACATAGGAATAGAAAGTGAGAGAAGTCATTCACGACTTTGCTCAATGGTTAGCAAAGAAAAGTTATACACCACCAAAGATGCAATACTATTCACATGTTGATGGTATGGAGAGGTGGGCACCGCCTAAACCCATGTCTCGTTGGGTACCTGAATGGTACAAGAAATTACCTAAACGACATATAGAAGAACATCAGATGTTGTCTTCTATTCCTGAGTTGCAGAAAGGTGCGCCTATAGGTATTCATCCTGATTTTGGTACAAGCGGTCAAACTATTAAAACATGTCCAGGTATGCAAGATATTATGACCACAGGTTTTATGTTACCTTTCTGGTCGAATGCTATAATCACTACAACTCAAGATGGTAATCAAGCACTCACACATACAGCAACACATATGTCTGAAGCATTGGGTGCAGTGCCGGGTGAGAATAATAGCGACTTTACTAAATTTGAAATGTTAAATCCTGATAGTGAAGTTGTTCATCAATACTTAGAGGGTATGGGGTATACAACTGAAGAGATTGGGGATTGGAGAAAATTTCAGAGTAGACCTGAAGTGTCTGCATTTTTCAAAACTCATCCAACAACTCAATATTCAACTATGATAGAGCATCTACCTGAAGAATGGTGTAAGTGTTTGCTTAAACTTGAGACACCTTGGAGAATATGTACTCCACCTGGATGGAGTGTATTATACACCGATCCAACATATCATTTTAATGATTGTCTTCAAGTGATGCCTGGCATCTTAAATACAGATTACTGGCATGAGAGTAACATGTTTTTCTTTATCAAAAAGAGAGGCGTTCAATTTTCTATGAATTTTGGTGACCCTTTGATTTGTCACATACCAGTTAAAAGAGAGATGCTACCATTAGAAGTTAGACGGTCAACAGAAGAAGAGAGAGAGCGTGACCGTGAAATGTTTTACTTTATGAATATTCATTGGAGCGGTGCGAAAGCATATAGAAAGTTTTTAGATATGTTTGGATATAAACAAAAAGGAGGATGCCCACACAGAAAAGACTAATGATGTTATTGATGGTACTATAGTCATGCAGACATAGCACAGGAGATTTTAATGTCAAAACAAAAGTCCTTAGCGGTAAGAGCAAAATGCTTAACTAAATCATCACTAAAGAAAATAAATCCGATTACAGATAATCAAATCAGAACATTTGAGGCGTTTAACGAAGATAAACATTTGATGATGCATGGATGTGCAGGAACAGGTAAAACATTTATTATGCTTTATCTTGCAATGAGAGCAGTTTTATCTAGACAAGTTGACCAACAGAAAGTTTATATTGTTAGGTCAATGTTACCAACAAGAGACATAGGTTTCTTACCGGGTTCACAAGAAGAGAAAACAAGTGTATATACTGAACCATACTACTCTCTGTTTGATGAAATGTTTCCAGATGTAGAAAATCCATACGAACTCGCTAAGTACCAAGACATTGTAGAATTTGTACCAACCTCATACATAAGAGGTGTAACATTACGAGATGCTTTCATTATTGTAGATGAATGTCAAAATCTAAACTTTCATGAGTTAGACACAATCATTACAAGAGTGGGAGATAATAGTCGTATCTTTTTCTGTGGGGACTTCATGCAAACTGACTTGAAGAATAACGCAGAACAACGAGGTCTTATTCAGTTTATGGATATAATCAAAAATATGAAATCTTTTGAAACAATAGACTTTACTGAAGAAGATATCGTAAGAAGCGGTCTTGTGAAAGAATATATAATAAGCAAGAACCAAAAACAATATGAAGGTATATTTGAAAGCGTAGATAAGAAGATGCGACAAGTTGCCTGAAAGGAGAAGTAAAATGAAAAAATGGATTAACGCAAGAATTGGCGAAAGAACTAGTTGGGATGGAGCAGTGCTTATTGGCGCTGGCGTAGCATTTTTAATTTTTGCACCAATCGCTGATATCGTAGCATATGGTGCGATTGCATACGGTGCTTGGACAATATTCAAAGGAGAATAAAGATGGCAAAAGAGAATTGGGGAAACTGCATTTCTAAAGTTCTCATTCATGAGGGTGGTTATGTAAATCATCCAAAAGACCCTGGTGGTATCACGAATATGGGTGTCACCAAGAGAGTTTATGAGGAATGGGTTGGTCACGAAGTATCTGAACAAGATATGAAAGACTTAACAGAAGATGATGTAACACCAATCTATAAGAAAAACTATTGGGATAGAATTAAGGGAGACAAACTTCCCGATGGTCTAGACTTGTGTGTGTTTGACTTTGGAGTAAATGCAGGTACAGGTCGTGCCGCAAAATATTTGCAGAAGATGATTGGCACTACTGCAGACGGTGGGATAGGACCCAATACTCTGAAAGCACTAAAATCATATGTGAAAGAAAATGGTCTAGTAGAAACTATCAAGAAGTATCAATCAAATCGTCAAGACTACTATGAAAGTCTGAGTACATTTGAAACTTTTGGTAGAGGTTGGACAAATCGTAATAACGATACAACTGAATACGCAGTAGAACTCGCCGAGAGTGATGATGACGAAAATTCTAGAGAAGCAGATAGAAATTCTATAGAGACTTGACATTTACATTATAGTGTGTTATATTCACACTAGAGGATGAAAAAGTGAAATATACACATACTGAAGAACTTGATTATAGTACTAGACTGCCAGAATTAAAAACTGAGCAAAAAGATAATCTAAGACTGTACGTTACACCAGATGGTGAAAAGTATCCATCAGTAACTACAGTCTTAGGTTGGCACACTCGTAAAGGTATTATGGAGTGGCGCAAGAAAGTAGGCGAAGAAGCGGCGAACAAAATATCTCGCCAAGCATCTTCTAGAGGTACTAGATTTCATTATCAGTGTGAAGACTATCTCAACAACAAAGAACCTAAGATTGAAGGTCCTGGTGAGAAGTCTATGTTCAATAGTATTAAACCTTTCTTACATCGTATAGACAACATACACTTTCAAGAAAAGACTATGTACTCAAAGTTTCTGCAAACTGCAGGTCGTGTAGATTGCGTTGCTGAGTTTGATAATCGTTTGTCTATCATTGATTTCAAGACATCAAGTAAACCCAAAAAAGAAGAGTACATCAGTAACTACTTTATGCAAGGTGCGGCATATGCAGTTATGTTCGAAGAAAGAACTGCAAAACCTATTGACCAGATTTGTATCTTGATTGCAGTTGAAGGTGATGATGCACAACTGTTCAAAGTTAAGAGAGATGATTACATAGAAGAATATAGAAGCGTTAGAGATGCGTGGCGAGATGCTCATGGATATTGATAACATTCAAACCTTTTCTACAAACTTATATAAATATTTCTTACCAACATCACTTGCAGATAGTTGCAAAGAAGAGTTAGTAGAGTTTGCTAAAAATTGTCGCAACCGCAGTGGAATCAGACAGTATTTTACTACATATAATACTAGTTTAGAAACTGTTGATAGTATTGGACCTTCATGCAAATTGCTTAGTGATAATGTTGTAAGAGTTGCAACAATCATAGCAGAACGGCGTGTACAGATAGACAATAGTTTTTTTAACTATGTACCAAAAGGTAATGTACACTCAAAGCACAATCATGGTGGAGACAACATGTTATGTGCTATCGCTTATTTTGATAATATTGGTCAAACTAATTTTTATGACCCAAGACCTCAAGTTTTTAATTGGCAACCTTATATCGAGGAAGCAGAAAAAGGTAAAGTAGTTTTCTTTCCTGGATGGTTAGAACATGATATGCCTGCTCATTATGAAGATGAGTACAGAATTACAATGCCTTTCAACATGCTCATAAAGTGAGCAAAGGACGAGAAAATGAAAAATATCGTATACGCAATAGTGTTACTTTGGTCAGTATCTTTTCTGGCAGGTTTTGCTAGTGCAGAACCAAAAGATTTACCTAAAGAAGAACCTAAAGTAGAAAAAGAAGCACCAGCAGAAACTCCTAGAATTGTTGAGATGGGTAAACCAGTAACATGTACGACAGACCCTTATGAAGTAGTTAAACAGAATTTTCAGGACTCACATAAAGAAGTTGGGTTTATGAGATGGGTTAGTGATAGAGGCACTGCAGTTGAAGTAATTGGGAACCCGAGCAAAGGTACGGTCACAGTTTTAGAATTTATACCTCAAAATGGAATAACATGTTTTATCTCTATCGGTACTGGACTAGAAGTTAATAGTATGATATTTGAACAAGTGAAACCACAAGGAGGGTTTCTGCAAACTCTTTTTTAGATAAATATTTGATACGGCAGAAAGGAGACTAGTATGCCACCTCGTAATCATAAGCAGTGGTCATCAGCACCACGAATAGAAGCAATCAGTAGTAGAGCATATAATAACTACGAAGTATACAAACAAGAACAAGAACTAATATTCAGCAAAGTCTGGGTACCAATGTGTCACATCTCTGAGATGTATGAGACAGGTGAGTTTCGCACTACGCAAATAGCAGGTGTGAATGTAATTGCAGTGAATGACCATGATGGTGTTAGAGCATTCAGAGACCATTCTATTGAGCAAGTCTCTGGTTGTTTATCTTGTCCTTACGAAGGTAATGAGATATATTGTGAAGTCAAGCATGGGGGTATGGTGTGGGTAACACTTGACCCTAATCCTACACAGTCAGTAGAAGAATGGACTGCAGGTGCATTTGATTGTATCGCAGACGCAATCGATACAGAAGAACTAGAAGTCTTTCATTATCACAAAGCAGTGATTGATACGAACTACAAACTATGGCATGATACTAACAGTGAATTCTATCACGATTTCATGCATTACTTTAATAGAGTGTCAGGATTTAACGATGAATATTTCGCTAGAAAAAATATTCCTTTTGATAACGGTCATGTTAATGTTAGTAGTTTTACTGTTAATTACGAAGAGTATGACGGATTTGAAGATAGGGGGGAGTTATCTTTTCCCAATCTGCCGCCCAATCAGTGGTACATGGTCGACCTCTTTCCAGGATTCAACTTTAACCTCCGTGGGAGTGCATATCGTTCAGACACAGTAACACCTCTTGGTCCTAATAAAGTTCTGATTGAGTTCAGAGGTTATGGTCTAAGAAAAGATACTGAAGAAGAAAGAGCAAGTCGCATCAAAGCACATAATACTATTTGGGGTCCTTTTGGTCGCAACTTACATGAAGACTTGATTGGTGTTGCTGGTCAAGGTGTAACGATGCGTGAGGGTACAGAGAATAGAAATATTCTACATGGTCGACATGAGAACAGTACGATACATGATGAAGTTGGTATGAGACACTATTATACTGAATGGGGCAAATATTTAGATATTGACCCATATGTACTTGACAAAGTTGCTTGAGTGTAGTATAAATAAAATTACAGTTTGTTGATACAATCTGAATGACGGACAGGACGAGGGTGCGATACCCTCCGCCTCCACCATAATAAGTTTTGAGATAATAATGGATGACTACGAAATACTAAGATTATTCAGACAAAGATGTGTAGAGTACATTTGTATAAACAACTACTCAATAGCACATGCGAGACTTATTATGAGGGGGGCGAAATAGGATCGACTGACGTAGATAGGAAAGAGTAGAACTGTCGGGTGACTGCGTAATTGGTCAAACACTACAAATGCAAACGATAACTTTGCACATTCAGAGTACGCCTTAGCGGCATAATCTGAGGGGTTGGTCACTTACCTTGCAACAGAAAAGTGGCACTTTTACCATTTTATTAATTGACAAATCAAATGTAATCTATTATAATGTGATTATGATTAAATATATTATACCATTTTTATTACTTGCATCTAGCGCATTAGCAGATGATGTAAAACTTCCAAGCACTAATTCAAAAGTATGTCTTGCTAACAACATATATCACGAAGCAAAGTCACAATCTACCGCTGGTCAAATAGCAGTGGGACTTGTAGTTATTAATCGTGTTCGTGATAGTAGATTTCCTGATACGATTTGTGAAGTCGTATATCAAGCACAATATTCTACATGGTGGAAAGAACAAAAAGGTAAAGATGTACCTAGAAAAAACAAATGTCAGTTCTCTTGGTTCTGTGACGGCAAACCAGAAATCATACATGACACAGAAGCATATCAAAGAATTTTGAGACTTGTCAATAGAATTTTAACTAACAGATATGCTGGTATGGTTGAAGGTGCTACACACTATCATGCTGACTATGTAAATCCAGATTGGAACAAAGAGAAAACTAGAATAGGACAAATAGATGACCATATTTTCTACAGGTGGGATTGATGAATCCTGAACCTATGACACCGAAAAGATTTAGTAAAATCATTGAAGACATTGTACAACTTAAATGTGTTACTCACATGGATGCAATCTTGCTCTACTGTGATGAGCATGAACTTGAACCCGAAGATGTTCGTAAGTTTATCAGTAAGACATTGAAAGACAAAGTTACTGTCAATGCACAAGACTTACATTATCTTCCAAAGACAACAGCGGAGTTACCAGTATGATTTTATCGACAGCATACTCAACTACAAAACCTATCTTTGGTCTTTCAGATATTGATAGGATTATTCAGATGGGTGAAATGAATTTAGAAGACGCTAGAATTGATAGCACAGAAGCGGCAATACAAGGACATAGAAATAGTTCTATATCTTGGTTCAAAAGAAATGCTGATACTGAATTCATTTACAAACCTTTACTTAAAATGATACATCTTGAGAATATTAATAACAGATGGAACTTTGATTATGATGCTATTGAAGATTTGCAGTTCACAACTTATGGACCAGAACAACATTATAACTGGCATGCCGACCAGAGAAGTGTGCCATACAATGATGCTGATAAGTATTTGACAGGTAAGATTAGAAAGATTAGTTTTTCTGTGTTACTTAATCATGAGTATGAAGGTGGAGAGTTTGAATTTGAATTAGGACCACCACATGATGAGAATAGAACTGAACTATGTCAAGTGAAGACTGGTGAAGCAATTGTTTTTCCTTCATTCACTTATCATAGAGTTCGACCAGTCACAAAAGGTAAGAGATATAGTTTAGTGGGATGGATATGCGGCAAACCTTACAGATGAATGAATTCGATGCTTTCAATGTGTACCTTGCTTTTAAGTTACACTTTACTACAGACAGATATGATATAACAAAGACCAGAGGTGCAGTCAAGACAAAAGACGAAACTTTTTATAAAAGGTCTGACCAGTTCAACTTCAAAAGACTTGCTGATGAGTTTAGTGAAGATGAACTACCAAAGTTTCTGATTGCTAATCATGTAGATGGTAATCGGTGGGGTGGTGCTTTCATTTATGAAGAAGCACTACAAGTTTACAATACTTGGAAAGGTCGTATGCAAAGTATGACCAAGAACTTCACAGATGACTTAGATGAGATATGCACAGAACTTGAAGAAGAAGAATTGAATAAGTTTGATAAGTGCTTTGTAGTTAAAGATGGTCAACACCCTCTACTACTACAGATGTACTGCAGACAAGATGTTAGAATTGAGACTATGTTGATATTTGATGCGATTAACAACTTCTTATCTTATTGGGATAAGACACTTGCTGATGACTTCTTTTGGAAAGAAGAACGGCGAAAGTTAATTAAATACCGACCTTTTCTTGATTTTGATGTTGACAAATACAAGGCGATAATGTATAATCGCATACAGAAATACGAAGAAGTCGTATAAATAGTCTTATACATTATGTGAATAGTGGATAAGAAACATACAACGCAATATAACGTACATACGAGGTAATACAAATGACAAATTTTGCACAACTAAAAAAGTCTAACGACAATCTATCCCGTCTACTATCAGAAGTAGATAAAGTAAATCAACCACAACAGTCTAGCAACAGCAATAACGATGACCGCTTCTGGCGTCCAGAACTTGATAAGTCTGGTAACGGTTTTGCTGTTATTCGTTTTCTTCCTGAGAGTGAAGGTGAAGAACTTCCTTGGGTTCGTGTTTTCAATCACGGGTTTCAAGGTCCTACTGGTAAGTGGTATATTGAGAACTCTCTGACTACTCTCAATCAGAAAGACCCTGTTGCAGAGTATAACTCTATTCTGTGGAACTCTGGTACTGAAGCGAACAAAGATATCGCACGAAAGCAGAAGCGTAGATTAACTTATATCGCTAATGTTCTTGTTGTTTCAGACCCGAAGCATCCTGAGAATGAGGGTCAAGTCAAACTGTTTAAGTTTGGTAAGAAAATCTTTGATAAAATTCAAGACCAGATGAAACCTCAGTTTGAAGATGAGACACCTGTGAATCCTTTCGACCCATGGAAAGGTACTAACTTCAAACTGAAGATTAGAAAAGTAGAAGGTTTTACTAACTACGATAAATCAGAGTTTGATAGTCCTTCAGCATTGTTCGAAGGTGATGACGCAAAGATTGAAAGTCTTTGGAATACTCAATATAAGTTGCAAGAGTTTGTTGCACCGTCTAACTTCAAGTCATATGATGAGTTGAAAGCAAAACTAGACTTAGTGTTAAACTTGACTACTGCAACTTCTACAGTTTCTTCTCCTGCTCCAGCAGTAGAAGAGAAAGCACCTTGGGTGGCAGAAGAGAAATCTACACCACAAGTTGCAACAACTTCAAATGTTGATGATGATGAAGATGATGAAGCAATGTCATACTTTAGTAAGTTAGCATCTGAAGACTAAACACATAGGAGAACCGGAAGTTATTCCTCTATGAGGTATGCGCCTTATACTAGTTTGGTCTACACCGTAGGTATCTCATAGAAAAATAACAGTAATGTGATTAAAAGGGGCGGTTCATCCGCCCCTTTCTTTATAAATATTAACGAGAGAGTGACAATCATTATTAACTAGCGAACTATATTCTTCTTTCCAACTAAAGAGGAATCAAAATGCTTGCGGAATTAGCAGTGGCAACTGCGGCATTCAAAACAGTAAAAGAATTTCTGTCTAACGGAAAAGAACTCTATGAGATGGGCGACCAACTCTTGAACTATTTTGATGCTAAAAATAAGTTGCAAAAAGAAGTAAATAAAAGTAACAAATCGGATAAGTCTGACTTAGAAGAGTTTATGGCACTTGAACAAATCAAAGCACAAGAGGATGAACTCCGAGAACTTATGATTTACACAGGACGACCTGGTATGTGGCAAGATTGGATTAAGTTTCAATCTCAAGCGGCACAAAGAAGAGAAGAAGCAAAAAAAGAAGCATTAAGACAGAAAGCAAAAAGAGATGCACAGATATATCAGTGGTTTGAGATTGGAGTTTCTGGTCTGTTAGTCATAGGTGCAGTAGTAATTATTGCTTGGGTTTTTTGGTTAATAACAACCTCATGAACACATTCATCTTAACAATATTTGTAACTGCTGGTGTATTCTTTCAAGTACCTGCAGAATACTCTTCATACGAAAAGTGTATCTATCACGGAGAACAAGTGATGGAAGAACGTAGAAAAGATTTTCAACCGTCAATCGCACACTATGTGTGTGAGGTTAAGCAAACCCCATAAGTTTATATTTCTGTTCATTGTGATGTTCGTTTCGTGACGCAAGATTTGTAGTCGAAGCATTGTTTACAGTGTTTGGTGCAATGTTGTTTTGAACTGCAACAGTACCATCACCCGTACCTTGGTCATTCGCATTTGCTTCTGATTGTGCCATTTGAAGATTTTCACCTGATTGTCTAGTTGGAATGAAAGTTGGTGTAGTATTATTCATTGCCGCTCTAACATCTCTAGAGGCATTGATATGGTCAATCTCTGCATCAGTATAGAGATATGTTGGAACATCAACTCCATCAATATTTGTAGGAATACCTGCTTCAAATGTTGCACGACTTGCACTACCAAGACCAAGTGCTTTTGCAAGTTGCTTAGACCTTCTCATTTTTTCACTACTATTATATGGAAGCGTAAGACCATCTGCTTCTACAACTTGCATATCACCTCCGCCGGCGATAGAACCTGTGCTTGCTGGAACTGCAGTTGCGGTTGATGCAGGAGTAGTTTCAGAACCACCACCCATACCACCACCAAGTGCTTGCTTGAGTTGTGCTATTCTTGCGATAGCGGATTCAAAGTCAATGTCAGGTGATGCAAGACCTTTGAACTCAACGTCATCACCAAAGAATAGTCCGCCATCAATCTTACCACCCATAATTGCTTTTTCAATTGCAGGTATGGACTCTACTAGGTCTTCTGCAAATTCTTTTAGACCTAAGTCACTACCATCAAAGTTTAGTGAACCTAATCCTGCTAATGCACTTTGAATTTTTTCTAGAGATGCGGCACCAACTTCTAAGTCATATGAATTATCAGCAATCTTCATCATTTGTTCAATAGGACTTTCATTACCAGATAAGAAGTTGACTAGTTTAGCACCTGCACTTGTAATTGCTCCCAAGAATTCACTTGCTCCGAATGTTGCAAGTCCTTTACCCATAATAGTCATTGTTTCAGCGAATGTTTTTGCTTTTTCTATATCAACTTCATCACTTACACTAGCAAGAGTTTTTACATGATTAACTACATTCTCTGACCAGTTTTCACCAGATGTAAATTTAGCAACTGCTTCTCCTAGTCCACCGATTGCAGAACCTATACCAAATGCGGCAAGACCTGCTCCTATACCACCCATTGCAAGTAAGAATGTTGCGCTTTCGCCTATGAATGAACCGGCACCACCTAGAGCATCATCGATAGACATAAGTGTGATGACATGGTCTTTAATTGTTTGTGACCAATTTTCACCACCCATCCAATCACTTAGCGACATTCCAGCACCCATAACTGCGGCACCTAAACCGAATGCGGCAATACCAGCACCAACGCCTGTCATAGCAAGAGCAAATGTTCCACCAGATGCTAAGAAATCTAAATTACCACCGAGTGCATCTTTAATTGACATTAAAGTTACTACATGGTCTTTAATTTTTTGCGACCAATTTTCACCACCTGTCCAATCAGCGAGTGCCATACCTCCACCCATAACTGCGGCACCTAAACCGAATGCGGCGAGACCGAAACCTATACCACCCATGGCAAGTGCAAATGTTCCACTCTCACCTAACATTTTCAAGAGACTACCATCAGCGACTTCATCTTTAATTGATAATAGAGTTTTTACTTTTTCTTTTACTTTATCAGCATCAAAGTCTAGAAGTCCTGCAAGTCCTGCAATGATACCTGCAACACCACCAGCAACAGCGGCACCTGCGAGAGCAAGCATACCAAAACCACCTCCACCACCTCCAGATGATTGAACAGCAGACGCATCAGCAGGTCCACCCACAACAGGTGCGCCTGCTCCTTCTCTTGATGTTTCTGTTGCTTGTGCCGCACCAAATGCGTCTGGTGCAAGTGATTGTTGAATAGCAGTCATAACTTCAAGCATCTGCGAGTTGATACTATACACATCTTGCATAGTAGCAGAAATGTCGCCTAGTACTTGATTACTCTGAATAGAATCCTGATGATTATCTTTATTAAGAGTTTCTACTGCTTCATTTAGTCCGCCGATGCTATCTTTATCTGCCATTTAACTACCTATTTACTTTTCTTATCAGCATAAGCATTTGCCCCAAAGTAGGCGGCAACCAATGCTGAAATAGCGACAAAATAAGTCGGTGCGATATCTGCAATCAGTGTCGCCGCTTTTTCTTGTCCTAGTAATGATGTAATCAAAATGCCTGCTGGATAGAATAACATACCCAACAAAGCAAACCATGTCATTTGTCTCATAGCGTCCCTTCTCGCATCTGCATCCTCTAGTTCTTTACGCTTAAATTCAAGATACATCTCTTGCTCGTTTGGTGATACTTTACCATCACCATTAACATCTGCTGGATGATATCCTGCTTGTTTTATTTCTTCTGCCATTACATCTTCCTTTGTTTTGCTTTTTCATTCTCTTCTTCAATGTATTGGGTCAACAAAGTGATATATACTTCCCTCTCCCACGGCATCATATTTTCAAGTTCTGTCAATGAGTATTTATGATGTTGCATTAGTGCAAAATTAGTCTTCATATAATTGACCATATTGTCATGTGAGAGGATTATACTAAAAAATTTTGTAATCCTGTTATTACTCTAGTGTTCTCCTTACCACAACCTGAACATGTGTATTCAAGTTTCTTACTTACCTTAGGTAACTTTACAAAGAAATCTCGCACTAAAGCGAACTGCTGATTAGTCATACTTTCTAGAAATCCTTGAACTTCATCTACTGAAGTGGTATCCATTGTGTAGATGTTACCATCTGCTTCAATGCTTTCGATACAACTAGCAAGAAATGAGAAGTTGTCTTCAATGTTTTCTAAGTTCTGAATAGTATCTAGATTTTGTAAAGTTGGATATCTCATATTAAGAACGACATTAGGACTAATTGTAAGTTTAGTATCAGGTAGTTGAGTATTATCATACCCAACAGTTCCTAAGTCTACTGTCATGTGAGTTAAACCTTCACATTCGCTATCTGTGCATTTAACTCTAAATTCGACCTCTTCACCTATTGACTTCTCTCTTAAACGTAGAAAGATATTCTCTACTTCAAAGATTGGAAGACTGTCGATTTTAATTTGGTCGTAAGTGCAATTATTAATTACTTGCTTCATTGCATTTAGCATGTGTGTATTGTCTTTTTCTTCCATTGCCATCAAAAGAATTTTTTGTTCTTTTACGAGAAATGGACGAAATTTGATATTGTCACCATTATACAATTTCAAATCATACTGTGGTGTATCAAGTCTAGGTAGTGCCATAATATTTTCTCCTTAGTTAATTATATACTAATACCTGCATCGTTAAATCTTGTTGCTGAAGTGTCTGCTCTAAATGTACCTTGCGCTGGATTATATATGATATATTCAGGCGACTTCTGTGACGCTTGAACTGAACCAATACCAAAAGGTGATGTAGTCTCAGTCCACTTTCTAAATTGCATTGAAACTTGTAGTCTGGCAACTTCAGCATTGCCTGCACCGTAAGAGACTTCTGCAACTGTTTTTGGATATGCTTCTAAAAGAGTACATTGATATCTTGCTCTGAGACTTGATTGTGACACATCCATACCGTCTGCCGCATCAAGTGCTAAGATATGAACTTGTGTTACATACTCATTATAGAAGTTTGCGTGATGTGTATCTTCATTAATGATACTTCTCTGCCATGTATCAAAAAATCTTTTGACAATATAATCTCTATCAATATAGAAAGTTAAATTGACAGGTGAGTAACTTACACCGTATGGCATTTCACGACCAGGACCATATACTTTGTTTAATTTAGTATCAATGTTGAGTGATGGCAATGATGCCGCTTCACAGTATAAACTAACAAGTCTTTGTCCTTCTACCATTTGAGAGTAATTACTAAACTGATTACCACCACTAGTAAGACCACCCCAAACATTTGAACGCCCAAAATTGTTTGCTGAAGGTCCTTTTGGTAAATCTAGTACTACCATGTATTTACTAGACTTTGCAAAACCTTTGTCATGAGCGGCCGCAAGAAATTCTCTAATCGTCATTATCGTTGCCTCATTTTTCTGTTACTGTCTAGATATACTTTCTGTTTACTTGCACCTCTAAATTGTTCAGTAGGCAAAATAGCGGCAGTTGTCCAGTCATCTGGTTGTATGAAAAGAAGTCTACCTTTTATCTGACTTCTTCTATACTTTTTTACTGCAGGTCTTACTTCTCTAAATCTTGCGAAGTTGCTCAGTATGTTCCAGTCTGCACGAATTCGTGTTTGTATATCAGTATCACCAATCTTAAATCTACTTAACTTTTCAAGTAATATAATTCTAGAAGTAGGATGTAAGTAGTGAAAGTTTATAGCAGTGACAAGACTACTCTCAATATTGAAAGGTAGTATTAGAGGAAACATATCATAGTAAGGTAACTTATCCTTTGTTATTGGATTTGAGTAGTTAATAAGATATAAGCGACCAGGTAACATTCTATTAGTTAAGTTCTCAGAATATTCACGCTGAAATTTAGGTCCAGGGTATGATGTACCAACCAGTCTTTTAACTTGGTCTTGATACCACTGCGCCGAACGCCTTTGGTCTCCAGTCGCCGCTCTTATTTCTTCAAGTACTCTAATCTCTGCCATACTAGTATTTATGCTAGTTCAAATGGTCTTCTGTTAAAATTATGAAATCCCAGTTTCTATCTTGTGCATACTCACTTGCCGCTTTCCATTTAGCAGAATTGACACCCCAATTTTTCACTTCACCAAACCATCGTGCAGTCTTTTTCTTAGGATTTGTAGAGGGTGCTTTCGTATATTTTTTAGGTTTAACTTCTACTAGATATGATTTAAGTTCGCCTTCTTGTGTGCGTACTTGAATATAGAAATCTACAAAGTATCGATGAATTTTGTTATCTAAAGGTGAAACGTAAGGTATGACAGTCTCTTCACTGCCCCATTTCAGAACATCTGGATTCAAGTCACACCACTTCATCAGTTTTCGTTCCCATAATGAACGATAAATAACATTACTAGGGTTGCCTTGATATTTTTCTTTATTGACTGGAGAATATCTTCCTTTGTATGCCATTCATAAAACTCTTATAAATAATCATTGTAATTACTATTTATAGGGAAACTCATGGCGCTAAACACATTCTCAGAACAAACATACACTAGAGTACCTGTCAAAAGAGAACCTAAGAAAACGGGTAGACGTTATGGTTCTGCTGGATTAACATATCCTATTGACATGGGTATCGATGCACCTGCAGAACTTGATAATCATATTATCTTTGATATCTATTTTGATGAAACTACGTCCTTTACTAATATTCAAGGAACTAGAGATGAACCTAAAGCATGGAAAGGTCATTCTGCTATTGTTGGTAACAAAGCAACAAAAGCAATAGAGAATTTAGAACAAGGCATGAAAAATCTTGCTGGTGTCGGCGAAGGTGGTTTGGTAGACAAAGCGGCGAATGCTCTACCTGAAGGTGTTACATCTGCAGTAGGTAAGTTTAAGAATGGTGCTTTTGGTGGCGCACAAAATCTAAAGAAGTTGAATGCGTCTATTGCACTTGCAGTGCCTAATACTTTTACTGCTACATCAAGCGCAAATTATACTGAAGCAAAGTTAGGTGCAGTTGCAGGTCTTCTATCTAGAATAGGTTCTGGTGAGCAAGGACAGAAAGACATTGCAAATCTAGGTGGTCAAGCGGCACGACTTGCGATGGAAACATTTGCGGCACTTCCTGATGCTTTCGGTATGAACTTACAAAATATTATGGAAGTATCAACAAGAAGAGTTTCTAATCCTCATATTGAACAAAGATTTGAAAGTGTTTCTTTTAGAGAGTTTCAATTTGTCTATGAGTTTGCCGCACGGTCTGAACAAGAAATGAGAGCAATTGATAATATTATTAAAACTTTTAGATTTCACATGCATCCAGAGTTGATACCTTCTGGACTGTTCTTTGATTATCCTTCTATGTTTGATATTACTGTTATGCATAAAAATAACGAGAACAAATACATGCATAGAATATCAACATGTTATCTGACTTCATTTACAACTAACTATACTTCTACTGGTGTGTTTGCTACAAACAGAGATGGTCAACCAACAGAGATACAATGTACTATGAACTTCAGAGAAATTGAACCACTACATAAACACAGAATTGAAGAGGGTTACTAATGAGTTACTTTGAATCCTTTCCTGTAATGTTCTATGACGTTACAAAACCTGGTGATGTTGAAACTAATGTTATAATCACCAAAGATATTATTCGTAGAGTAAAATTAAATAGTCGTATTGCGAACAGTGCGTTTTCATATGATCCATATGACATACAAGAAGGTGAGCGTCCAGATATCTTAGCACATCAGTTTTATAATTCAAGTAAATTTGCGTGGGTAATTATGGTCACAAATGAAATACATGATTTATACGAAGACTGGCCACGAACTGAACGTGAACTTAAAAACATGATTAATAAAAAGTATGGTGGCATGGGACCTTATGCAGTCAAAGGCACAGAAACTAGCACAGGTAATTATTACTCAGGTGTTAATGGATATTATTATCCTCTATTTTTATCAAGTGAAGAAGCAAGAAACTATGATAGATTAAAAGGGTTTACTGGAGGGGCGCATACCCATACATTCTCTGAATTTCCTAGCACTATATTCTATATGTCAGATGGTCCTACAAGAGGTCACGGCACATCATCTTTCGATACTTCTATATACAAATTATATAAAACTAACTCTGGTCCTGATGGTATACATCATTATGAATACCCTCAAGCATCTGGTGATACTACAAAGAAAGTTATTACAACTGCAACAACATATACCGAAATTACAAGTCCTGGAACAGAGCAAACTAAGAATACTGATGCTATTACTAATAGAGTGTACGAAGAAAGAATTAATGAAGCAAAAAGACAGATTAATATTTTAAGACCTAATCTTCTACAAGAGTTTGTTGAAGAGTTTAGAGAACTTATAAAGGAATAATATTATGAGCGGCGGTACTAAGGGTGGCGGTGAGGTAATAATGGAAGCATTGAATATGTTTCCTAATTCAGTAAAAACAGTCGATGATGCAAAAAAATCACCTTTTTTTCTAGACTTACTTAGCGTATATTCTCAATTAACTATCAGCGAAAGTATATTGACACCTTTTCAAACAGGTAGTATTACTATTAATGACAGTAATGATATGATGCCTGACTATCCTATCGGTGGTGCTAATATTCTGCATGTCAAATACAATGTGCAGGAGGGTACTATAGATACCGAAGTTGACTTATACTTTCGTGTAGTTGGTATTGAAAATGTAGT